ATGAAAAAGACAGTACTTTCTCTCTTATTGCTGGCCTGTACGGGGAGCGCGTTTGCCGCACCGCAGGTCATCACCGTGAGCCGTTTCGAGGTGGGTAAGGACAAATGGGCGTTCAATCGCGAAGAGGTGATGCTGACCTGCCGTCCAGGCCATGCGCTGTATGCCATCAATCCGAGCACGCTGGTGCAATACCCCCTGAATGATACCGCAGAGCAGCAGGTAGCCAGCGGCAAGAGCAGCGGCCAGCCGATTAGCATTATTCAAATCGATGACCCGTCGCATCCGGGACAAAAAATGAGTCTGGCACCGTTTATCGAGCGCGCCGACAAGCTCTGCTAACGTTCGGGTTTCCAATAAAAAACCGCAGATGCTTGCGAAAGCACTGCGGTTTTTCACTTTTAATGATGCTCTGGCGCTTTTTTTCCGACCGCTTTAGCTGTGGACTGGAAAACCTGGCGTCGTCATCTATTCTTAAAAGGCAAGGCGACTTAGCCTGCATTAATGCCAACTTTTAGCGCACGGCTCTCTCCCAAGAGCCATTTCCCTGGACCGAATACAGGAATCGTATTCGGTCTCTTTTTATATATTTGTTTTTCAAAGGTTTTTTCGGTATTAACACGAAATCCCCCGAAAATTACTCGAATATTCCATATCCTGTCTAAACCATAACATACTCCGCACCGCGTGCGTCCAGGTATTTTTTGGTCATTGTTAAATTTTTGTGGCCGAGTAAGCGCTGAGAAAATTCCTCCCCGCGCTCCTTTTCATAGAGCCTGCTCGCCAGACTTCTGATCTCATGGAGAGGAGGTGGGTTAGGTCCGAATTTTAACCCGGTCGAATCCCTTATCTCTGCAAAGGCCTGTGTGAGTCCGTCAGGAGTTAGCGGCCCCGGCTTTCTTCCCCCGCGGCGGACCGGAGAGTAAAGCATGAAGTCGGAAGGGTTGTTCACCCGGCATCGATCAATGACATCCTGCAACACAAGCCCGGCGACGTCCAGCCTCAAATCAAGGGGAAGTGCCAGTTTGTGACCTGTTTTCTCCTGCGTAACGAAAAGCCTCCCATCTTTAATGTCACTGAACCTGAACAGTGAGATATCTTCCCGCCGCTGGCCGGTGACCAGTGCCAGATCGCATGCGTTTGGCGCCCATTCAGAATGAGTTAACGCTGCCTGGCGGATGACCGTGAATTGTTCGAGCAGCAAGCGTTCTCGCTTAACTTTCGGTGTCGGCGTTCGCGTCGGTTCTGCCGGGTTCCTGTCGACATGTCCTTCCACAATCGCCTCCCTGAAGATGTCCATCAGCACAGACCTGAGCCCGGAAGCCATGCTCTTTTTATCGCAGAGAATGTACGCTTCAAGGAATGAGGCGATGTCCTTTGTCGTGACAGAAGCGAGGGGAATTTTGCCGAACTCTTCCTTAATGGTGGCGATCTGGTTTCGCCTGACCTTCATCGTGTTTGGTTTCAGCTCGCGCCGCTCGAGAATCACCTCGTAACGCTCCAGCCATGCAGCCACTGTGAAAGTGGGCACGTCTTTTATGCGATCCAGGAGAGAAGAGGGAAGGTAATTCTGGTCGATGTAGTTGTTGGCCTCAATGGCCTGGGCAACAGCGTCCTTGCGATCAATTCGGCCAAGAGATATCTCCTGCCCGGTCATTCCGCCAGAGCTGACTTCGAAACCATGTAAGTGACCAACTTCGTCGCGCTCCACGATAGAATCGCATGGGAAAGCGCGCCCTCCAGTTTTATTGCTCATAAATCCTCTTGGCCTTATCGCGGCGAACGGAACGGTTAATACAAGACTTCAACGCATTTATTCAGTGTTTCAATGGGCGGTGGATGGCCGCCGGTTGTCATAACTAAGCCGCCTCGGTGAAGCGACTGAGGTATGAAAAAACCCGCCGGAGCGGGTCTATTTAATGCGGCGTATTAACTGCTCTTGCAGGATTACTGAGTCACCTATACTCAGCCTCCATAACTCTGAAAGTTGCATATCCGTCCATGCGCGAAAATCAATCAACTCACGCAAAGAAAATCCTTTCTGATGATTAACCTCAAATTCTGGCATCGCATTACCTGCGCTGTTACCGTAACTGCCGCACCGTAATCACTACAAAGGGCGGCGTGCTGCCCTTGATACTGATTATGGAGAGCGATATGACCCCCTTGAAAGAAATTGGCGAGTGTGTTATCGGCGCTGGCGAGCATGAGTTTTTCTTCCGGCCGTCGTTCCGAAACATGACGCGGATAGGCGAGCCAGAGCATATCGTCCGCACGTTCTATGCACTCTTCAATGATGACGTGGCGAAAATGCTTGAGGCAGCGCGAGAAATTCACAGCGCTATACCTGAGCATCAGCGCAGATTTTACGCCCACTACTTTGGAGACGTAACGCATCCTCGATGGGCGCTTGAAGCTGCAGGTTCAGCGGCGTTTCTACGTGAAACTTTACTCTCCGCGATCAACGTCATCCAGTCTTGCTGCGATGAGGATGTTTCTGAACTTACTGGATGGCATGAACTATCCCGTACTGGGCGACGTACATTTGTATGGCACCGCGGTTCGCTACCTCCTGAGAACCTCATTCTCATAGCCCAGTCGTTGATGATGCATGGCATTATCGGACGGGCCAGAGTCAGGACGCTGCAGAAGAACGAAAGTAAGGAAACAACTTCTGAGTTTCATGCGACTGAATACATCATGGCCGCCCGCAATCATTTTGGCATCAGTAAGGAAGAGGCTATGGAGCTAACCATGACCGAATTCGCCATGATGCTGAACGCCAAATACCCGAACCAGAAAGGCTTCACCAGGGAAGAGTATGACGCGGTTATGGATGATGATGAACGCCGGTGGCAGGAAATGATTGAGCGCGAAAAATCAGCAAAGAAAGCAGCCTGAGTTAATAATGGATATACCGTACTCGCCTGGCCTGGCGTAAGATGGCCCAAAATAAAACTCAGGGGATAAGAGTGAAAAAAATACTTTTGGCATTGGCGATTCCACTGCTTCTGGCTGCCTGTAAGCCAGGCGATGAAAAGGCAATCTCTCTGGCGAAATCCGAGGTGTCCGCTAACCTGCTTGATCCTTCAAGTGCTCAGTTTCGCAATATGAAGGTTGCCAGGATGACAGACTCCGACGATGGTGGTGTCATCGCTGTAGTTTGTGGCGAGATAAACGGCAAGAACGGTTTCGGGGCATATGCCGGATTTCATCCGTTCTACGTGGAACTGAACATGAAAGCGAAAGGTATGTTCTCAAGAGGTGTCGACTATACGCTTGGCGATCATTTCCTAAGCTCAAGAGACACACCACCACCGCCAGACTATACCGAACGATGTCAATAAACGACACGAATAACTAACCCACCACACGGTGGGTTTTTTTATGCCCGGAGAAAACTGATGTCTGAAAAAGCAGGCGAGATTTATTACGACATCGAAGCCGATGTTTCTGGCTTGCTGAAGGCGCAGGGAAAAGCCAATAAGTCGCTCGACTCTATTGGCAACTCTGCCACGAATGCAGCCAAAAAGATGGATGAGCTGCAGACGAATATCAACCGCGTAGCAGGTGCCATTGCAGCGTCACTCGTTGTTGACTGGGGTAAAGCGTTTCTCGTTGCTGCTGACAACATGAGTCAGTTGAATGCACGAATTGAACGACTAACCGGTAGCGCCGCTGCGGCCTCACAGACGATGCAGAGTCTGATGCGTATCAGCTCTGCTACAGGCGGGTCTCTTCAGGACACGGAAAAGCTTTGGGAAACCCTGAGTACGGCGTTGCGCGATACCGGTGCGACGAACGGTCAGATTTTACAGTTGACCGAGACGCTTCAGAAAATTGGGCGTATAGGCGGATCCTCATCAGAGGAAATGACGAACGCTCTAAGGCAGTTCGGTCAGTCAATTTCATCTGGGACCGTGCGGGCTGAAGAATTCAACTCCATCCTTGAGCAGATGCCGGAACTGGCTCGCCAGATCGCCGCGGGAATGGGTGTCAGCATTGGACAGTTACGTCAACTTATGCTGGACGGGAAACTAACCGCTGAGGACGCGCTAAACGCCATTCAGAAACAAACCGGTTCAGTGAATGCTGAGTTCGAGAAGCTACCGCGTACGCTCTCACAGGCAAACACTGCGCTGACAAACTCTTTCTTGTCGATGATAGATTCGGTAAACCAGGCAACGGGCGCAAGCTCTGGCATGGTTGCTGTGATTGACTCTTTGACTGCTGCGCTGGACAGACTTGCCGGCAAAGCTATCTCTGCCGATTCACAGATCTCAGATCTGAACAGTACGGCGGAAATGTTCACGCGCCGGGCCCGCACATGGTCATGGCTCGGTCTGGACGGGTGGGAAGCCCAAAACAAAGCGCTGGCTGGCCTGAGTAATAAAGCCGCCATGCTGGTTGGCGATCTGGATGCTGTCACGAAAGCCTCGAAAACTGCAGCTAACACAAAGCCGATCGAGATAAAGACCACCGGAACTACCGCGGGCAGCAAGCCAAAAGGCGGTAAGTCCGCAGCGCAGAAAGATGCTGAGCAATACGCCAAAGCGCAGGAGTCCGTTAACCAAAAACTGGATGAACTGAAGCAAAAGGCCGAGCTGTCTGCGGGCAGTGTAGGCGAACTGTCGCGCGCGCAGGCCGTACTGAACGCACAGCAGTCTCTCGGTAATACTGCTTCGCAAGAGCAAATCATGCTCGCCGGGCAACTGGCAGGAAAAGCCTGGGATAATGCGAATGCACTGCGCGAGCAGGCCAAAGCAGAACGGGAGCGCACTGACGCCGCCAACAAATTCAGCTCTATTCAGGGTAAGACCAGCAAAACAGCCGGCCTTGATAGCCAGTATCAGAAAGACATCGCTGACATCCAGTTATATGCCCAGTTATACCCGCAAAAAATTGGCGAGGCAGAAGCTGGCGCAGCATTTTGGTCGCAAGATAGCTATGAACTAAGAAACGCAGTGATTGATGGAGGTACATCCGAGATCGCAGTTTTCGAGCCATGGACGGCACATACTGCAACCGTAGAGAACAACAGGATACTTTCTAACGGAGAACCAGGAAAATATGCCATAAACTTCAAAGCACAAAACTGGTGGCCTATAGTCAGAGGGAATACATTCGCAGACTACACAGATAAGGGGGGGAATTTTTGCAAAGCAGCAGATGATGAAGGCTCTGCAACGGATAAATATTCTGGTAATAGCCGTCTGACATTTACCCAAAATCGATGTAAGTGGCTAGGCGCTGGTACTGGTGGAGTTATGCTTTATTCATCAGGAGTAGCCGCTTCTATTACTGATAACTCTAGCGAAAATAGCCTCATAGCGATAAAACTTGGATACCCATCTTCATATGCTGTTATTGATAGACTCTACAACGAAATGCTGGCAGGGGGGCAAAATGTAATTGAAATTGGAGATAATATAGCTGCACCTGTAAACAATTACACTGGCATTAGTATTAAAAATGTATATTGTAATTTCCATGGGCTTAACACTAACTCTTTCATTAGAACAGCAAATAATTCAGTTTTATTAAATGAGATTATATTAGATGATGTAAATATTACTAATACACCGCCTGTGACCGCTTATATTCCCCCAATTGTAAAGATTAACGACTTAGCATTTCAGAAGATTATTGCTGGAAGAATTTCAGCAGCTAATATGCCACTATTGCCAATGACAACAAACTACGTAGCTGTAGTAGATAAATATGGGATAGATATTCCGGCATTAAACTCAGATCTCGTGTATATAGACAATGCAACTGTGTCTATACCAGCAAATGCATCAACGGCAATCGCCCCAGGATGGTTTGCTAAGTCCTCTGGAGCAGCTACATTTACCAGGACTGGCGCTGGCACTCCAAGACAAGATTTAAGGAATGCTAGATACATAGGATCGCTATCTGCTATCGCTGGAGCTACAAGTACGATTTATTTCCAGTTCCCAAGAGCTGATCTTATCAACTATGAGTTCGTTACTATTCAGTTCCTAATCAACACATCCCAGGCGGTAACTAATGTCGTTAAAACATCTATTTACAACCCAGACGGAACTAAGTATCAGTTGGATTTGCGAAACCTTGATTCCGCTGCCTCATGGAGTGAAGCTACAATCACCATTAGCTCAAGGGATGCAAATTCATCAGGCTCGTTAGTTACTGTAGAGATAGGAAATAGCCACCCATCAGCAATGACCACCTATGTCACTGGATTTAGGATGAATAGGGGCCAATATGGTATGTGCGGAAGGGCTAACGCCTTGAGCTATGCGGAAACTGAAAGAATGAAGTCTGATTATTCATACATAACACCGTAAGCAACAAATGCGCCATCCAGGGATGATCCAGATGGCGCTTCCTTTATTTCAGTATTTTATTTACTACAAATATGCTCATGAAAGAGCAAATCACCTCAAAAATAAAATCCACCCTGAATCCAGATATAAATACCGTTGGAGAGAAACCCATGGCTGTTACAGATATAACGCCAACTAACAACGCTACAATTGGAATGAGGAATGAATGGTCATGATAAGTCAAGTCAAGCATAATAGTAACCAGGCATGTCAATAACATTGTCAGTAATACGTAAGACATATACTTGTACAATGTAAAGAATGTCTCTCCAGAGATATCTCCCAAATTAAAAAAGAAATGAGAGTTCATGGCTGGTGAAAGAAGTCTAATTAACTGCAATATGGCATATGCAAAGGAGAAAACTATAGAAAACTTAACGGAGATGCTAAGCTTTCCAATAGTGAGCCTGTAATATGATAGCAGGATGCAGAAAATAATTAACGGTAGATTAACAACATATATGATAAGTTCATTAATCTTATCAAGGCCTAATGAAAACTTTATGAATACATTATAGTATTTGAACTGTGGCAATCTATTCCATGTTTCAAGATATAGCCTTTGCTCACTCCCAGGAGATTTTATACAAATGATAAAATTAACTAAAACAATCACGAAAAGTAGTACGCTAAATTTAGTGATGTAGTCTCTTTTAAATACAAAAGCTAAAGCCATTGCGACTAAAAAACAAAGCGCGGCTTGCTCCATATAAGAAATATAAAACGCAAGAACTACGGATATTATTTTGTGGGCTTTTGAATCGATCCCTGATAAAAAAACCGAGAATACATAGAATGCCACTGATGTAGGTAATAAATAGTTATAAAATCCTGTAACCCAGAATACAGAGTCATTTATTACCTGAACTGGCATGCTTGCAAACAATATAACGAACAATGCTATTGGTATTAAACCCGTCCTGGATGATGTCATCTTGCAGCAAGAGTATGCCAACAAGAGCAGAGACGCAGGAATACCAAATAACCAAAAGGTGCGGTATCCTATAGTGCTTATCATCAAAGCGTCAACCAACACCCTGCCACTCCATGTCTGGTATTGGTGAGAAAGAAAACTTATAAATTCACCACTCTCAAAAGCAGAGAGGTAAAAAGCATCGTCGTTATAGTCACGCAACGATACGTTCATGGATATTGTTAATAAATAGAGTGTCGCCATAGATATTAGCGATACCCCTATCCATTTATTTGCAACTGAATCTTTTGGCATGACCAACTCCGCTATAATCCTCTGATATTACTTCAATCTCTCCACTGTAATCATCTGCATTGAAAATGCGTTTAGAAGCTGAGAAACCAGCCCTGTCGTATGAGAGTTTCTTGTTAAAATAACGAGTTACGTCAGGCCTCATGACAACTGACGACATAACCTCCACAGCCTCTCCGTTCGTCTTATAAGCGAAAACGCGATTAATAGATGATGGCTCGCCTTCAGTGAATGCCCACCCGACGACCTTTATGCGGTGTTTATCAAAAGAGCACTCATCAACATGGACATTCTCGAGGTCCATAACTACACTCTTTGGCTTGTTCAGAGTACAGGCGTTCCAGACTAAAAAAACAAGCAAAACAATTAACGCAGAGGCAGCAGTTAAACAAAGCCATATATAGTTAATATATCGATTAATAAAATCAGGCATAGGATTCACTTATTCCTTCTCTTAAGGATGTAGCGAGGTCTACCCTTGGACTCTATGTATATTCTTCCTATGTACTCACCTAGAACTCCAATGCCTATGAGTTGCACTCCACCGAGGAACAGAACCGAAACAAGTAGCGATGGATACCCGCGGACTGGATTCCCGAAGGCTAAAGTATCAATCACCATCCATGCTCCGTAAAAGAATGACATCCCAGCAACGGCTAAACCAATGTATGTCCACATTCTGAGCGGGAATGTTGAGAAGCTTGTTATGCCCTCAAGCGCGAGATTCCATAACTTCCAGCCATTGAATTTTGTATTTCCGGCAACTCGTTCTGCGCGAGCGTACTCAACCACATCAGTACTTCCGCCTACCCAGCTTAATACTCCCTTCATGAAAAGGTTGCGCTCAGGCATGAGTTTAATGTTTTCAACAACTTCGCGAGACATCAGGCGGAAGTCACCTACGTTTTCTTCGATCTGCGGATTGCTGATTTTGTTATGGAGCTTATAGAACCACTCAGCCGTTTTGCGTTTCAGTCGGCCATCTGTAGAACGATCGGTTCTCTTAGCCAGCACCATATCAGCCCCGGCCTGCCATTTATCAACCAGATGCGGTATTACCTCGATAGGGTCCTGAAGGTCTACGTCTATTGGGATAATTGCGTCACCCCTTGCATGGTCAAGGCCAGCGAAAAGTGCGGGCTCTTTACCAAAGTTGCGCGTAAAGGACAGTGGAACCACAAGCGGATCGGCAACAGCAAGCGCGTTAATAATTGATTCTGTCGCGTCTTTACTGCCGTCATTGATGAAGACTATCTCTACTTCATGCTGCTGAAGCCCTTCAAATTCCCGAACCGTTTTATAAAAAATAGGTATCGCGTCTTCTTCGTTAAAGACGGGAACGACCAGAGAAATTTTCATTTCGCATCCCTAAAGACAATGAACTTTGAATAAATAAAACCGCACACCAGACTGATGGCGGAAAAGAGAATGAGAGTCACGATCGGAGCCATACCGGACTTATCGGCAGCCCAACCAACAGCTGCGCTCAAGGATCCCATAAACCCTACATACAGCATGTAGCGCAGAGTGGTAGTCGAGGACTTAAACGTGAACCTGGCGTTTGCAAAGAAGCTGAAAGACACAGCCACAACGAATCCGGCAAAGTTGCCAAGTGCCTGGCCTGTATGGAATGCGTAGATGCAAACAGCGAACACTACCCAATGAATGAGCGTATTGATAACACCTATCGATGTGTACTTGGCGAATAACTTTAACATTATAGAAATCAGTGAATTCGGAAAGGTCTGAAGTTTAGCATCACTGTCCAACTTGATCGACTCTCATATTTGACGATACTGTATATAAATACAGTTGTTTTGGGAGGAGCTATGGAGGCAAAAGCTCAGCGATACAGGCTTGAACAGTTATGTGGGGTTAACCGCTACTCATGCCTGGTTGAAACGTCAGGTGGTTATGCGCTTTTTCAGCCTGATCTTCCGCCCACCAACGGAACGCGCGTGCTGGTGCATGCGTTCGGCCAACTACAATTCGCGGTCGTTATGGGCGGTTCGCTCATCACCGAAGACGGTGAATGCATAGAAGGTGATGCTTTAGATGAAGTCGATGTCATGGGAGTGGTGACCTTTTTTATCAATGGCGCTGCGGCGTTCTCAGACGACAACCCGGTGATGTGATGTTTGCCCTGGTCGATGTGAACTCATTTTATGCCAGCTGTGAAACAGTATTCAGGCCAGACCTGCGTGGTCGGCCGGTGGTTGTTCTTTCGAATAATGACGGCTGCGTAATAGCGCGTAGCGCAGAAGCAAAGGCAGTCGGGATAGCGATGGGTGAGCCGTTCTTCAAGCAGAAGGAATTGTTCCGGCGCGCTGGTGTAGTTTGCTTCAGCAGCAACTACGAGCTGTACGCAGACATGTCCAGCCGGGTAATGACCACGCTGGAAGAAATGAGCCCGCGTGTGGAAATTTACAGCATAGACGAAGCCTTTTGCGACCTTACCGGCGTAAGGAATTGCCGTGACCTGACTGAGTTCGGGAAAGAGATCCGCGCGACTATTTTACAGCGGACACATCTCACAGTCGGCGTCGGCATAGCCCAGACCAAGACGCTGGCTAAGCTGGCTAACCATGCTGCGAAAAAATGGCAACGGCAGACTGGTGGGGTGGTTGACCTCTCAAACGTCGACCGGCAGCGAAGGTTACTGGCGCTTGTTCCTGTGGAGGATGTCTGGGGCGTTGGTCGGCGCATCAGCAAGAAGCTGAACGCTATGGGCATCAAAACCGCACTGGACCTTTCAGAGCAGAGTGCGTGGATTATCCGAAAACACTTTAACGTTGTGCTGGAGCGAACCGTCCGCGAGCTGCGCGGCGAGCCATGCCTGGATCTGGAGGAGTTCGCCCCGGTAAAGCAGGAAATTGTATGCAGCCGATCGTTTGGCGAACGTATTACAGACTATGAGCAGATGAGGCAGGCTATTTGCAGCTATGCGGCCCGTGGTGCTGAGAAGCTGCGGGGAGAACACCAGTATTGCCGTTTTATATCCGCCTTCGTTAAGACCTCTCCATTTGCCCTTAATGAGCCGTATTACGGAAACAGCGCATCGATAAGGCTGCTCACGCCAACTCAGGACAGCAGAGACATCATCAACGCCGCGGTAAAGTGTCTGGACAAAATATGGAAGGACGGTCACCGGTACCAGAAAGCGGGTGTCATGCTGGGCGACTTCTTCAGCCAGGGCGTGGCCCAACTAAACCTGTTCGATGAAAGTGCTCCCCGAGCTGGTAGTGAGAAGTTAATGGAGGTACTGGATCACCTGAATGCAAAGGAGGGAAAGGGCACGCTCTATTTTGCCGGGCAGGGTATACAGCAGCAGTGGCAGATGAAGCGTGAAATGCTGTCGCCTCGATACACTACGAGATTTTCAGATTTGCTTGTTGTCCGATAA